AAGGATATTGCTACAGAAAAAGGCGAGCCGTGGGTCAGTGTATTAAGTGTAGAACTTGATCCTGAGAATATCGGCAATGGCGCATTTGAATTAGATTGGAATGACAAGTTTATCACTAATCTAGTACGTGCCGGATATCAACAAAAGAAAGACGACACAGATGCTGACATGGTAGATCGTTGGTTCGCTGACGTTTGCCGCAATGTATTAAACGAAAACTTTGAACAATGGGAAGCCAATCAACCATACGATGCTCGCCCTCGTGTAATGGATAAACGTGACTTAGGTGACGGTAGAACGGAAGTAAGTTAATGACAACAACAACAAAACAAAAAGAACAAGAGGCATCAGATGCCGCATTAGCAGAGTTTCTTGCTACTGGCGGAGTAATTCAACAAATTGCTCGTAATGTAAGCGGGCATGTTGATGGACAACAATCGTATTATGGAGGACACGCTGGGCGACCTAAGACCGTTGTTCCCCCAGCTAACGATACTGAGTAATGATAATATATGTAAACGGCGATAGTCATAGTGCCGGGGCAGAAGCAGTTAATAGTTTTGCCTTTGCCGAAGATGATCCTTTATACTATAGTCTTGGGCGTAGGCCACATCCTGATAATGAACGTGCCAGTTATGGATGCGAAATAGCCAATTACTTGGGTGCTATACTCGAGTGCGACGCAGAAAGTGCCAGTAGCAACGATCGCATTATACGCACTACCTACAATCACATACAAGGTGTACAAGGACTTCCTGTTGATCGCCCAGACTTAATTATCATTGGTTGGTCAACTTGGGAACGCGAAGAATGGACACACAATGGAATAACCTATCAAGTTACTGCCAGTGGCACAGACGATGTTCCTGACGAGTTAAAAGAACGATACAAACACTGGGTAATAGACCAAAGCAACTCTGACATAATTAATCAAAAAATTATTGCTATACACAACAGAATTTTTGATTTACATAATTCTTTAACGGATAAAAAAATCCCTCATATATTTTTTAATACCTTTCATAGTTTTAACCACATTCAACACCTAGCACATCTAGGTGCCAAACACTACGAGTGGGAAGGTAGCTACATTCAACCATACAACAAGGACCAAACGTACTATAACTGGTTAATATCAAACGGATTCAAAACAGTTAGCCCAACAAGCTATCATTTTGGGGCAGATGCCCACTCAGCATGGGCCGACTATCTTCTCCAAAATTATGTCCAAAATCTATTGACTAAATAACTATTATATGCTACTATTACTCTATGAGATATCTATTAGTAGACACAGCAAACACATTCTTTCGTGCCAGGCACGCCGCACATCGACAAGCAGATACTTGGGATAGGTTAGGCTTTGCCATTCATGTTACACTATCCAGTGTGAATAAAGCATGGAGGGATCAAAATGCCGATCATGTCATTTTCTGTTTAGAGGGCCGTAGTTGGCGAAAGGATTTTTATGCTCCGTACAAAGCAAACAGGGCAGTCGCAAGAGCGGCCCAAACTGAAAAAGAGCAAGAAGAAGATCGACTATTTTGGGAAACTTTTGACGCTCTCAAAGAGTTCCTTGGCACAAAGACAAATTGTACTGTTCTCCAGCACAACGAGCTGGAAGCAGATGACTTGGTGGCAGGATGGATCCAAAGTCACCCTGAGGATCACCACACCATTGTAAGCAGTGACACAGATTTTCACCAGTTACTGGCTGAGAATGTAAATCAATATAACGGAATAGCAGATGAGCTCCATACTATTAAAGGTATTTTCGACAAAAAAGGTAAAGCAGTCATCGATAAAAAAACTAAGACGGCAAAAGTCATTCCGGATCCTAAGTGGATTTTATTCGAAAAATGTATGCGAGGAGACCCGACAGATAATATCTTTTCGGCGTATCCCGGGGTCAGGAAAAAAGGAAGTAAGAATAAGGTTGGACTTGAGGAGGCATTTGCCGACCAAGGCTCTAAAGGGTTTTCGTGGAATAATCTAATGTTGCAACGTTGGACCGACCATAATGGTGCGGAACATCGTGTACTAGACGACTACAATCGTAATGTAACTCTAGTAGATTTAAAAGCACAACCCGAAGAGTTTAAAGTTAAAATTGCCGAAACTATTGCCAACGGCAGTACTACACTAAGTCGACCAATGATTGGCGCACAGTTTTTAAAGTTCTGTGGCAAGTATGATTTGGTCAAGATGTCAGACCAAGCAGACAGTTTTGTTAAATTTTTAGAAGCAAGCTACCCGGAGAAATAATATGAATGAATTTGTGCGGTGGTATCAGCGGTATTATACTGAAATTACATGGTTTATCATCGGCTGGTTGGCCCTGGACTTGATACACGAATTTAGTCGTGGTAATTGGATCGGTGTTCTATTTGACATGGCTCTTATTGTCCTTAACTATCAGTTAAACAAACGATGACCTTAAAAGACATTTTACTATTTTTGTTCTTTATGGTCTTGATATTTGTAGGAATGTCTATGGGTGAGTTCGACCGTAGCCGTGTAGTAAAATACGATTGTAGAATAAGCGAGATTAGTCCAGACATACCAATCGAAGTAAAAGAAGCATGCCGACGTATGCGAGCAGAAAGAGTTAAATGATTTTTTATTTTTTGTTTTTAATATTTCTCAAGCATTGGTTAGCAGACTTTGTGTTTCAAAACCAACGTATGCTGTCTGAAAAAGGTATATATGGTGCTCGAGGTGGTATTGACCATGCGATAGGTCACGGTGTTGCTACAACGTTAATACTGACATTTTTTATGCCATACATTGTGACGTGTATTATATTTGGACTTATTGATAGCATTGTTCACTATCATATTGATTTTATTAAAGCACACTACGGAACTAAAGACATAAGCACAAAAGAATTTTGGGATCAACTAGGACTTGATCAATTTGCCCACGCAGTATTTTATATCTGGTTGTCGTGGGCCGTACATACAATATTAGATTAACCAAGGAATTATATGAATGAGATTATTGCCAAACCTGTAGTAAAAAATAAATTCTGGATTGTAGAATCCGGTGGCGAAAAGATAGCTACTATACAAGCAATCGAAGAAGGCGGATTTGTTTATGTACACGACAATCAACGTGAACAATTTCCCAGCATTAAACTATTAACTAAAAAATATAATATTGAATTTGTTAAAGCAGAAAAGCCAAAGAAAGAAAAGTTAGACATCTATGACGTATATGGTTTTCCTACACCGCACAGACCACATAACGAAGTGTTAGATGTTCAACGTTACTTGCCTATCTACACCAAGACCAGCAAAAGTAAAAGTTTTTTCTGTGCTGGCCATTACATAGTTAAATTTAGCGAGACCTGGGTTCGTGCCTACTGTCCAAAACTTATTACACTAAATCGTTACGAATATCAAGGGCCATTCAAAACTCAAGAACGTATGTCCGACGCAATGCGGGAAGCCAACAATGGAGAGTAATTTACCTATCCATGTTAAGATGTTTAACGATAAGGTTCGTGTACTTAATCAAACTAACGGCAAAGTAGTTACATTAAGTCCGCAAGAAGCTCGCAATTTACAGGCCGAAATCTACGATTTGATGGCCGCAATTGCCGGTTTATCGCAATCAACTACCGTAGTAACAGCTTCTGCCGATGGCGGCGGTTTTAAATAAACTACGCATATTACTGAGATAAATAAACAGTACATCAAGGATTATTGAAAAATGAGTCGACCAAAACCAACCGTGTTGTTAGACTATGTAAACAAGACCAACTATAAGAGTGAGCAAGTTCTTAACTCCGAAGGTATCTGGGCGGTTTTTTACGACAATCAACCTATCAATCTCAAGACATCAAATATATTAGTTGCCTACCCTGGGCCAAAATATAAGAAGGTGTCCTTTTCCAATCCAGGCCACGCAATTAATTTAGCTAAGAAATTAAACGTACTTTTCAAGACTGATAAATTCACTGTGGTGCTGTTAAAAGCCGGTGAGCAAATCTACCCCTAAGCGTTACACCCAACGCCAACTTACAAAAATTTTTATATTTCAGGCTGGCTGGCCAACATCCAATACCAGCGAGTATCAAAAACGTTGGTGGCAAAATCCCACAGATCCTAATAGCCTTCGATTAACACTACAAGGCCTACAGTTTGTCAAAGCCAATCTTAAATTACAAAGTTATGAGTTTGCCTTGGAAAGCGAATTAACCAACCAACACCTGCTTCAACTTGAACGGTACCTCAAAGGTCCGTATTATCTTATGAAGCGTATTAAAATAATTGTTTTCGAAGAAGAAGAAGCATTAATGCTTACTTTACACGGAAACAATATAATTGCCTACTTAAATAACCTAGAATCGTCTAGTTAACTTCTGTTGTTTTTTCGCAACACCTTAAATTGACGTAAAACCGATAAAATGTTACAATGTTTATATTGTAACTTTTACAGGTGTCATTATGACTAACCGTTGGGGTATATTTTTTGGTGTTGTAATTACTTTACTATTAATTCGCTTGGACTATAAGACAGAATTGTTAAGTGACAGGATTGACACTATCGAAGATGTTATTATCAAAACAAAACATCGATTAGATTATACCAATCATGATGTTGAATGTTTGGCTAAAAACATTTATTACGAAGCCGGCAACCAATCAGACTTGGGCAAGTATGCTGTTGCCACAGTTACGTTGAATAGATTAAAAACAGAATACTGGGGTAAATCTGTTTGTAAAGTAGTTTATGCTCGAGCTCAATTTTCTTGGACTCTGCGTAAAAAGTTACAAAAACCCAATCCAGAATTGTATAACCGTAGCCGTGAAATTGCTGTGGCAAGTTTAAAAGGTGAGCGTGTTAAAAGTCTTCAGCGTAGTTTATTGTACCATGCTGACTATATCAAAGATCCGCATTGGGCTGATCCGCAAGAACGTATAACAAAAATTGGCGCCCACATATTTTACAAACGAGGTAAAAACTCCACCCTGGAAATTATTTAATGCTTAAAGAATCTGTACAAAATTTTGTCAAAGCAAAATATACTAAAGTTAGGCGCACTAGTTTAACCCACAAGGAAAGCCTTGTGATTGCTGTTAGTGAGCTCAATCGCCTGATTGAATTATACAAAGGTAAGCATACTCCGCAGACTGCCCGTTTACTACGTGACAGCATGGACCACTGGATTCGGCGTTACCACGGGTATGTTATCGAAGGTGGTATTGGAGCACACTACCGCGAAGTGGGAGTAGACTTAAAAAAATGTATCTTTGAGCACGTTATCCCTGCGGCCAAAGCACGTGACATGATGATCACCGGGGTACTAACTCCTGAACAAGCTCTTAACGTGCCTACCTGTTTTATTAGTCAACACAACGACGAGATACTACGCAAAACAGGTCGCGTATCAAGTAGTCCTAACTATTGGGAATTTTTTGAACGTTATGATGTATTTAAAGGTTGCTTTGAAACATATGATGGTACTATAATTGACTGTAATAAGTGGACATTAGAGGATCACTTTAATTACTTTAAGGACTTGTAATATGTCACAGCAGTTACACTCAGCATTGGTAGAAATACTTAAAATGCCCTATTTTAAAAACGACAATCGACGGTCAGGTGCTAGTAAAGACGGCCACGAAGAAGCTGTTGCTATTCGAGTCAAGGATGCTGGATTTACAGAAGTTCCCAAATCACAGTTTCCCAAGATTAAAAAGAGTATGCTTAAAAGGTTTGCTAAAACCAACGACGATACTGAATTGCGAAAGGCCACACCGGGCCTTTCGCCGGGGTCTTACATACTTCAGCCCTCGGGCAGTCAAGGCTTTCCAGATATTCTTGTATTAGACTTTACCGATGTGTTTGTTAATATAGAATGCAAGAGTGCCAAAGGTAGTTGCCCAATGTGGAATGATAGTTTACCATATCCAAACTCAATCTATGTACTAGCATGTGGTAACCTGGATGAAACTACTATTTTTATGGGCCGTGATGTTATTACTACAGAACAACTTGACATTCGTGAACAGTTTGTTTTTGACCTTAAGGAAATCATTGATAAGTACAAAGACTTCATGGAATCGCTTGATACACTTGAGCGTGGTTGGTTATTCAAAGCACGTCAGCAATTCTTCCAGGAAGGTGGTGGCGCAAAGACCAATTACTTTACACATTCTAAACGTCGATCATGTGAACTACTAGCACTCGAATACGCAAAACAATAATGGCCGCATTAAAACCTGTAAACGCACATCTTAACTCGGTTACCATAACCGACATAGAAAATCATAAACTCGTTACAACTAAGCAACTGTCCAAGGACCTTGCTAATCTAAAAGACTTTGACGCCGATACCAATGCCAATAACTTTAGTGGCAATCCATTTTTATATCATTATCAATTTAAGAACTTGCTCAAGTGTCGTAGACAAGATGGTAAAACAATTTATGATATCTATTCAGATCAACCTGCGTGGGATAAATTAGTAGAAAATACCCGAGTGCGTAATCGAGGTGGGCGTACTGCCGCTGGTAACATCTTTGAATGTTTCCGTATTAATCTTGGTAGTGTGGTTATGTTTAAAGCAACCACAGCAAAATATCTATATAAAAAATACAATGCCAAAAGTGTATTAGATCCCACAGCCGGTTGGGGCGGGCGTATGCTAGGTGCCTGGGCCTTGGATATTAGTTACACAGGTATTGATACCAACATTGAACTGCGACAAGCCTATGACGACATGATCAACTTCCTGGCGGAAGAAACAGGCCTAGACAATAGTTTGTTTAAAATTGAAAAAGACAATGAACTAAAAATGATCTGGGATAGTTGCCTAGATGTAGACTTTAGTAAAATTGATTACGACTTTGTCTTAACTAGTCCGCCGTACATTAATCTCGAATTGTACGAACACATGGAAGAATGGACAAGCGACGAAGCGTTTTACAAGGCATTCTTTATTCCACTGTGGGAGAAATGTTGTAAGCATATTAAAAAGGGCGGGCGTGTTTGTTTTAATATTAGTCCAAAAATGTATGCTGATGCTCTTACACATGGCCTAACTCCTTGCCACGAGGAAGAAGATTTGCTACAGCAAATGGGCCAACGAGTTAATGCTCTTAAAAAGGGCAAAAAGAAACAAGATAAAATCTACATCTGGGTTTGCTAATTCCAGTTGACCAATAAATCCATTTAATCTATAATTGCTTTATTGTAGTTAAAAAGGAGTTCAGGATGGCTTACACCGTTTTCCAGCACGACCCTAAGTGGGAACCCCGCCGAGGCTTAGAAGGCCCTTTTCACTACCCCAACGGACAAGTACTGTATTATGACCCTAAAGAGGGCCAGTACTACGATCCCACTACCGATTTCTACGTCCCAAACGAGGATGTTGCGGAATTACAACAGTCAATTCTTGACATTTTAGCACAAGATCCCCAAAAAGACCCCTGGAAATACGTTACTGTATAAGCGGTTGACCCAAAAATCCATTAAATGTATAATACTTGTATAGTAATTAAAAAGGAGCTAGAAAATGGACTTAAAAATACAGGTTGGTGATACTATCCGCGCATACGACTTTAAACCAATGGTTGGTCGCGAAGATTGTTTTATCGAAGGTAAGGTCGTTGATACTTACAATACTGAAATGGGTTTCCATGCTTATAAAGTTGTTGTTACTAGAGACTCGTGGGAACCAGAAGGCGAAAAAGGCCGTGCTGGCATTGAGATGTTTGTTCCACACCGTGTGAGTTTTATGGAATTTGCCGGTCGTGTTATCAACTTGAGCCGGTAATGAGCAACGGTTCTTCAACACTATTACTGTCCTGGGACCAACAAGGTCTCGAGGCAGTAATTAATGTAACCGAATACGAAAAAGCCGCAGTTTGGGCCGCATTGTCCGATTCAAAAACGCCGGCAACAAACCTTAACCATATTGTAACCGCTGTCATGCTTCGTGCTCGTTATAATTCACAGAGGCATTACGAAATTTATACCATCAATGTTGCCGAAGGCATTACCGAAGATGACATTCGCCAAATGTTTGAAGATGCTCCCCAGCAGGCCGCTGACTTGATACGTGAGCGTGGCAATAAGATGTATAGTGACCGTGTTGAACAGAAAAGCGTCAAAATTGTTTGACTATTAAATCAATTAAATGTAAAATACTTGTATCAATTAACTAAAGGAGTAAATGATGTCCGTGACTGAAAATCGTACTGTAACCCCAGCAGAAACTCGTAGCCGTTTGCTACGTGCCTTCAAAGTAAAACGCCCTGTATTTTTGTGGGGGCCTCCCGGAGTAGGTAAATCAGAGTTGGTAGCAGATTTGACCAAAGAACTTGGTGGTCACTGTATTGACTTGCGTTTGGGACAAATGGAGCCCACTGACTTGCGTGGTATTCCGTTTTATAACAAAGAAAACAATAAGATGGACTGGGCCGAGCCTGTAGATTTGCCAACTGAAGAAATGGCAAAAGAGTATCCAATGATTACTCTGTTCCTAGACGAAATGAACGTGGCGGCACCGGCTGTACAGGCGGCGGCTTATCAACTTATTCTTAACCGTCGTTTGGGCCGTTATCACTTGCCAGACAATGTTGCTATTGTTGCCGCGGGTAACCGTGAAAGCGACAAAGGTGTTAGTTTCCGTATGCCAATGCCCTTGGCAAACCGTTTTGTACACTTGGAAGTCCGTGCCGACTACGACTCATGGAACGAGTGGGCTGTGAACAATCGTGTACACAAAGACGTGGTAGGTTACATTGGTTTTGCCAAACAAGACTTGATGGATTTTAACCCACGCTCTAGCTCACGTGCTTTTGCTACACCACGTTCATGGAGTTTCGTATCAGAGTTCTTGTACGACGAAGATGCTACAGATCCAGAATTGAGCGATTTGATTGCTGGTACTATCGGTGACGGCTTGGCAGTTAAGTTCATGGCACACCGCAAGGTTGCTAGTAAGATGCCTAACCCAACTGATATCTTGACAGGTAAAGTCAGGACCCTAGACGTTAAAGAAGTGAGTGCTATGTACTCGCTGACGGTATCTATGTGCTATGAACTCCAGGACGCTCATGCTAAACTTGGTAAAACCAAGATTGAAGACTGGCACAAAATGACCGATAACTTCTTCCGCTTTATGATGGATAATTTTAGTACTGAGTTGGTTGTTATGGGTGCTCGTGTTGCTCTTACTACATACAACTTGCCATTGGTTCCGGGCAAACTTGTACACTTTGACGAATTTCATAAGCGTTACGGCAAGTACATCATTGCCGCTAACGGTAAGAACTAAGTCTTTCCGCTAGTCACGGACGGAGGCATGGAAACAGTAAGTCCTCCACTTTTTTAAGGTAACCATTTTGTTGATAGAAACTATTGTATTAATAGTTGGGGTCGGAAGTGTGGTAAGTACTGAAACAACCGGTAAAGGCCTAGCCGACCATGCGATCAGTACAGTGGCACAAAAAGACTGTAAGATATCAAGAGTGGTACACAACGAAAAGATTTGCCGGGTTGAGCCCGTTGGAACTGTGACTGTAACAGCACCAAAGCCACGTACTGATACAGTTAAACAAGCAGAAGATATATTTGCATTGCGGGCAGGAAAATCCAGATAGACCAATAAATCAATTAAATGTATAATATGTATATTAATAAGGAGTTTAACCGTGACTACACTAGCAGAAAAAAGTAAAGTAAAAACAGAAACAAACCCCAAAGTAGATGCGGCGGCACGTGAAAAACTCATAACCGCACGTATTGGACTTTTGCTTCGTGCTCCTTTCTTTGGTAACTTAGCGACCCGTATGACTCTTATTAACGCAGACGACTGGTGTCCTACTGCCGCAACAGACGGGCGTCGCTTTTACTACAATAGTGAGTTTGTCAATAACCTCCCGTTAAAGCAATTAGAATTCCTAGTAGGTCACGAGGTGCTCCATGCGGTTTATGACCATATGGGGCGTCGTGGCCACCGCGATCCTAAGTTGTGGAACATTGCCGATGACTATTGTGTAAACTGGGACTTGGTAGAACAACGAATTGGCGATAAGATTCCAATTGCCTTGTACGATTCCAAGTACAAAGGTATGAGTGCCGAAGAAGTATACGACGACTTGTACGAAAACGCAGACAAGATTAATATTGACGAACTAATGAAGCGTCTACTAGACGAGCATTTAGACGGAGAAGGTGATGGCGAAGGTGACGAAGATGGTGACGGCGATAAGCCAGGCAATGGCCGCCCTAAACTTAGCGAAGCCGAAAAGAAAGAAATTCGTGACGAGATTAAAGAAGCTGTACTAAATGCCGCTAATGCCGCAGGCGCTGGTAATATCCCAGGCGGTGTTAAACGTATGATCAAAGATTTAATTGAGCCAGTTATGGACTGGCGCGAATTGCTACAGCAACAAATTGAGAGTACCGTAAAATCAGATTTTAGTTGGATGCGAGCAAGCCGTAGGGGCTGGCACATGGATGCTATTATGCCCGGCATGAAGCCCGGCGAACAGATCGATGTTGTTATTGGTATTGATACGTCTGGATCAATTACAGACAACGATCTTAAAATCTTCTTAAGTGAAATCCAAGGGATTATGTCTTCATACGAAGAATATCGTATTACAGTAATGGGTTGGGATACCGAAGTTCATAATGTTGCTACATTTACTAGCGATAACTTGGAAGATATTAGTAGCTTTGAGCCAGGTGGTGGTGGTGGCACAGACCCACATTGTGTTTGGACTTGGTTACAAGACAACGACATTGAGCCTAAGAAATTGATCATGTTTACTGACTTCTGTTTCTTTGGTTGGAGCCCGAATGAAGTCGAGCAGTATTGCGATACTGTTTGGATTATCAAAGGTAACAAAAGTGCAGAACCAGAGTTTGGCGTGTATGCTCACTACGAGGACGCAGAAAAATGATGTCACAAATGGAAAAATGTATTGTTGGTCTTTTTGCCTCTATCATTGTCATAATGTTTTTAGGCGCAGGTATTGCCGCAGACCAACGTAATAACTGTAGACTAGAATTGGCCAAGGCCGGTCGTAGTGCCGAAGACATTGTAAAGGTTTGCCCATGATTAAATTAACTGACATATTTGAAAACCATTTTTGGTATCCTGTTGCACTTGCATATATTTGCTTGATGGCATTTGCTGTGGCATTGATAGTTGGATTTATTGTAGTATGAACGCTCGTATACTAGAACTGATGCGGCAGGCCGATTACCCTGCGCCAGAGATTGCCCTACGTGCTCAGAAGTTTGCCGAGTTGATTGTGAAAGAATGTATTGACAAGATTACAACCTATGATTTGGTTCCTGGACATTCAGCCAAGTGGGAAGATATCTATGATATCCACGCTAGGTTGCTACAAGACTTAGGTGAAGAATTGAAAGAACATTTCGGAGTTGAAGAATGAACGAGCCAGAGTTAAACTATCGTGCTACCATCATCTGGGATGATATGACCACCGTAGTAGAGAACGGTGTTGAAGTATCTCGTGTGTATAAAGATAACAGTATCCGGCTCGACC